CTAAGCAGCTCGCGGTACAGGCTATCCAGCAGACCTGGTATGGCAAGTTCATCAGCGAGGAAGGCGATACCGTCATCCAGCTTTTGGACAATGCCGAGAAATCAGCCGGGGATACCGTTAATTACGGACTGCGTATGCAGTTACAGGGAACAGGTATCCAGGGTGACGGGACTTTACAGGGCCTCGAAGAGGCTCTGACAACCTATGCAGACAAGGTACTGATTGACCAGCTTCGTTGGGCAGTCAATACCGGTGGTCGCATGAGTCAGCAACGAGTTCCATTCGAGCTTCGTGAGGAAGCGCGTTTGGGGCTTCAGGACTGGTTTGCTAACCGCTTCGATACCTGCTTTTTCAACCAGCTTTGCGGCAATACCGTGGTATCTGATACCCGCTATACCGGCAATAACTCGGCAACCGCCCCTACCAACATCGTACTGCCAAGCGGCATTTCGACGGAAGGTAGTTTGGGTTCGGCTAATACATTCGTATTGTCATTGATTGACAATGCGGTGGAGCGGTCAATTCTGGGCCCGAGCGGCAATCCATTGATTCGTCCTATCCGTGTTGGTGGGAACGATATGTGGGTCATCTTCATGCATCCTTCACAAGTGACGGATATGCGGACTTCAACAACTGCCGGACAGTGGCTGGATATCCAGAAAGCCGCCGCAACGGGTGGTGAAGTGTCTGATAACCCGATCTTTACGGGTGCATTGGGCTCTTACAACCAGACTGTTATCCATCGTGCTTACCGCACCACACAAACCATTACCGCTGGTGCTTATAACGCCAACACGCGCCGAGCGGTGTTTGCTGGCGCTCAAGCCGGCGTGATTGCCTTCGGACGCGGAGAGGGCGATGAGCAGTTTTCATGGGTAGAGGAACTGTTTGATTACGGAAATATTTTGGGCGTTAGCGCCGGGGCCATCTTCGGGATCAAGAAGGCGGTGTACAACTCAGCGGACTTTGCGGTGCAGGTTGTTTCGACCTACGCAGCGGCCCACTAATAGGAGACTGATATGGCTATTTACAAAAGTGACCAGGTAATCGCCGGATCGCCGATTGCGGCTCCGATGCATGGGGCTACGATGACGGCGGTGGGTAGTTTTACCCTGACAGCGGCTTTGGCGGTAAACGATACAGTTCAGTTACTCACCATCCCAAATGGGATGGCGATTGCCGGGCTCACGTTGGATGCTACCGAAATTGACTCAAATGCCACCCCGACCTTTGCCGGTCTGGTTGAAGATACTGCGGCAACGCATGTATTCATCCCGACAGCAACAGCAGTTGGGCACGGGGCTAATGGTTCAGTGACATTCCAGGGTGTCGGTGGCAGCACGGGGTATACCTATGCCGTCAGCGGCACGGGAGGCAATACTGGATCCACCACGCTGCAATTCAAGTGCACCGCAATTGCCGCGACTTCGGTCCTTGGTACGCTGACTCTGGCAGTGGAATTGCAGGAGCTTTCCGGCGCTGCTGGTGCTCCGCTAGCCTGATGTTGATGATTATTGGTGGGGCGGGAAACTGCCAGATATGTATACTGTCCCACCTTTTTAAGGAGCTGCTATGCAGATCATTCAGGAAGGTTATCGCTATGCTGCCATTTCAGCGAGTGCTAATGTTTCAAATGGTGCAACCGGACAGGTAGTTGCTGGAGTCATAGGCGGCTTTTTCGTATCATCCACAACCAGTGGAACCATCGCTATCTATGATGATGTGGCCACGGGAACTGCAACTCCGATCCTGGCTACATTCACCCCGGCAGCCTCTGGGTTTTTCCTTTTAAACGCCAAATTCAGTAAGGGAGTTTATGTAGTTCTCGGTGGCACTATTGCCGTCACGATTCTATATGCAACTGCCAATGGAGACTAAGCAATGGCTCTCTCAGATATGTATGTGGCCATTGCTGATGAAATGGCACGCTCTGACCTCAGCCCAGAAATAATTCTCGAAGTCACTCATGCAATAAACTGGTATCAGCATGAGAAGTTCTGGTTCTCGGATGCGACGATGGTCACTATCAATACCATCGCCGGAGAACGTCGCTATACGTTGCCTGCCAATTTCTTGAATATCCAGGATGTATTGGGAACTATTGGCAATTACACATATCTGCTCAAGGCCCGCACCGAACAATACATAGACCAGATTGACTGGGGCAATAACTTCTGGTCGAGTTATCCAACGGATTACAGTATTTGGGGTGGAAAGATCAGGTTATTTCCACCGCCTTCAGCAAATCTACCAATTACAGTAAAAGGTACTGTGGTATTGCCTCTTGCAACGACTGTAGGGGCCACTAAAAGCTATGCTTACAATACGGCGTTCAATGCCAACGACACCATTCAGGACCCCAACGGCAATATAGAGACCTGTATCACCGGGGGCACTACTCAAGCGGCCCCGACCAAGACTTATGCCGCTAATACGGCCTATGTCTTGGGTGATACCGTTGCAGACTATCGCGGCAATATCCAAAAATGTATAGCTGCCGGCACCAGCGGGGCCATTACTCCGGCATGGTCTGGCACTTACCTTGCCATCACTATTGACAATGAGAATCAGGGGCCTCTCCAATGGCAACTTATCAAGCTCAACTGGCAAACTAACTACCTTGTAGAGATAGTGGACGGTACGGCTGTATGGCAACTCACGGGCACCCTGAGCAATTCATGGACCCTGGATGCTGAGGAGTTGATTCGCGATAGGGCATTACGCAATCTCTATGGGCGCTATGTAAAATCAAAAGACAATTACACGCTCTATACACAGTTTGAGCAGGAAGCCTTGCAAAACATTAGACGCAAGAATTATGGCAAGGTCACCACCGGCTGGCTGAGGCCGCACTTCTGATGGACCAGTCACTTTCTTACAAACTCGGCCCCTGGGCACCAGACTTACCTAGTCTGGTCAATCCAGCATTCCCACCACAGCTTGAGAGTTATTTCAAGGGCGGCGAGATAGGGCTTAGTATTGCACAAAACTGCATATGGACAGCTACCGGGTATCGGGCGTTTGCACCGCTGGCGACAACTGCCGCCCTCCCGGCTCAATGTCTGGGAGCCATCACCTGTTATGACACCAATGGAGTAGTGCAAACCTTTGCGGGAACCGCGAATGCCCTTTATAAGCTGGAGTCTGGAATCTGGACTGTGGTTTCACGTAACACACCGGCATGGGCAGCGAGCACGGCATATACAGCCGGCCAGTTGATTGTTGACAGCAACGGCAACTTGCAAAAATGCACTACGGCAGGAACCAGCGGTACATCCAATCCTGTCTGGAATCAGACAGTAGGCGGCATCACTTCCGATTTATCACCGCTAGTTTGGACACTGCTTAATCTGGGGGCCTACCAGAATACGACTTTATGGAGCTTTCAACAGTTCGGTAATTGCCTGGATGCCTCCAATGGCATTGATGTCATGCAAACCATCAACGTAACTGTCGGCACCAACTTTGCCGCACTGGATATTAAATCCGGCGATCTGGTTCCAATTCCTAAAGTTCTGGGAGTTATCAGGGATTTTCTGGTGGCTGGTAACACCACTGATAGTGTAAACGGCATCAATCCATACAATATCCAATGGTCAGCAATCTCGAATGATGGTTCGTGGCCATATCCGGATACCCAGCCAGCATTTGCAGCTCAAGCCGGATCACAGACTTTTTATCCAGAATACGGGCCTATTCAAGCTATTGTGGATAATGAGTATTTCGGGCTGATATTCCAGCAGACAGGAATCAATCGCGCAGAGTATATAGGCGGCGCTGCGGTATTCAGTTTCTACACTTACGAGAAAAAGCGCGGCCTGGTTAATTCCAATGCCGTAGTCAGGGTTGGGAATAAGTATTATTTCCTGTCACCTGATGGGTTCTTTATGACAGACGGGACCACGGTGACTCCCATTGGTTACGGACTGATTGATAACTGGTTCTTTGCGAATGCAAAAACGCTGACGAATGTATGTGCCGGTGCCGATACTCGCAATAAGCTCATTTATTTTGCATTTCAATCGAATGCCGGGACATCGCTCGATTCAATCATGATTTTCAATTATCTGGAGAACCAATGGACGTATTGCCAACAGACAACGGAATTTCTCTACCCAGCTATCAATGGAACCGAATGGAGTCCGGCTGCATTTGATATATCCCACAAACAGGGATATTTCACTGGCACGCCTGGAACTGCAACCATGACCACTCGCGAATTTGGCATCAATCCAGGAGGGCGTGCTTTGGTTAATATGGTTCGCCCATTAACCGATGGTAACACGCCTTCGGTATCCGTAGGATATCGTCCGACACTTTCATCAACAATTACCTATACTTCGAATACACAGGCTTCCGCTCGTACCGGTGTCGCTGGACTGAGAGCTGAAGGATTGTTTCATCGTCTGAGTATTCAGCCATCGGGAAACTTTCAGAATTGTGTTGGCGCATCATTGTGGTTTAACAATACGGGGGCGCTATGAAGTTTGTACCATTCTGGGATGTTGCCGCTTGCTGGGATGAAGTCAGCCCGTGGTTGCAAAAGGCTCTCGATAAACAGACAGCGTATGATCTGCCTTCGGTACTGGTTGAGATTATGGCAGCAAGAATGCATCTATGGAAAACAGATAATGCGGCGTTTGTAACCCAAATACAGAACTTCCCCCGAGAACGCATTGCCGTTATATTCCTTTGTGGCGGAGAAGGCTTGGATGGATGGGCTAATGAAGCTAATGCGGTTTTCGGCAATTACGCCAAGGCGCATGGTTGTTCCGCACTTTGCATTGTTGGGCGTCATGGCTGGACGAAAGCTGCACCCGGATTTGTTGATACGGATACGGTATTTCGGAGAAAAATATGAGTAATGCTCTTAATGGGATGGGGATCACTGGCTCCGGTGGTCTCATGGATCAGCTTGATCCGATAGGTAATGCCGTTACCACCGCTGTCGGGGTTGACCCATTGGGTATTTATACAAATACCCCAGCGCAACAACAGGCTCTACAGCAATCCCAGCAGCAATCACAGCAGCAACAGGCGTATCAGTCACTTTTTGGATCGGCAACACCAACAGGTCCCGGGGGCAGTTCCATTCCATTTACCCCTTCAATGCAACAGGGATATGCCGGCGCAAATCCAGGCAGTTCATCCAATCCTGCTTATGGCGCTCCTAGTATGTCAGGGTATGGTTTTTCATCTTATGGAGGCCAAGCGCCTATACCTCAGGGCGGATATTACAATCAGATGGCTCAGATGATGGCCGGACCCAATTACGCGCCTCCTGGGACTTCGTGGAATGTTCTACCGCAGGGCCAATCGTGGAATTCTCAGGCAGCTCCACAAGCCAATACCGGCGCACCAAATTCCGGTGGCGCTCCAATGGGCGGAGCCACTCCCGCGCCGGGTCCAGGCCAATCACTACCATCCCAACCCATCCATCCGGCGTTAGCTGCGGCTCTCGCACGGATTCACCAGGGCATGGGTGGTGGTGGCATACGGCCATTCTAATATGAGTAGCAAAGGCAGTTCTCCATCAGGTCAAAGCACGACGACGAGTCAGGTTCCGAGCTATGCGCAGCCGTATGTCCAAAATGCACTTAATCAAAGTTCACAGCTCTATCAAGCCGGAGGTCCGCAGTATTTTCCTGGAAATCAGGTAGCGCCTTTTAGTCCGCTTCAAGAGCAGGGATTTTCACAGATTCAAAATACAGCGACAGGTCCACAGAATCTAACGAACGCGGCCAATCAGAATTTTACCAATCTTGAAAGTGGATCCTATCTCAATCCGGCCAGTAATCCGTCATTACAAGGTGTTGTTGGACAAGCCGATCAGCAAATTCAGAATAACCTGACTTCCCAATTCGCTGGGTCTGGCAGGAATATCGAAGCGAGTGCTCCGGTACAGGCCTCTCAGATGGGCCAAGTCGCGCAGGATATTTATGGCGGCGCTTACAACAACACCATAAACAACATGACCTCAGCATTGGGTCAGACTGGCAATCTGAATATGAATCAATACAATCCAGGAATGATGCTGAATCAGGCCGGTGGTCAGATTCAGCAGCAGGCTCAGAACATGATAGGAGCCAATCAGAATCAGTATGCCTATTATCAACAGCTTCCGTACTCAAATCTATCCCAGTACAACGCCAATATCAGTGGATTGCCGTTGGGGACACAGAATCAAACGCCGTACTACACAAATCCTATGGGAAGTGCATTGAGTGGGGCTGCTGCTGGGGCAACTATAGGAAGTGCATTCCCTGGCTATGGGACCGCGATTGGAGCCGGCGTTGGTGGTTTAGCTGGACTTTTGGGAGGGGGAGGCTAATATGTCCACGGGCGCAGTTCCTACTTCAAATCTTCTGACCTCTGGATCATCGAATTTACCAGGATTTGCAGGAATGATGGGCAACTATCAGCCAAATTCACTTACGCAGGGATTGTTTAGCGATCCCACTCTATTCTCTCAATTAGTTTCCAATATGTCGGGTTCGTCCAATTCCGGGACCGGAGATACAGCTACGCAGATGGCTGGATTATTGAAAGCACTTCAAGGAATACAAGGTAAAAGCAACATTGGAAGAAAAACCTATGCGCAACAAGGGCAAATGATGCCAGTCAAGGGTGGTGCAGGTGGTTTCCCATTGGCCTCATTGCTGGCGCTTGCGCATAATCTAATGCCAATGCAGATGCCCGGGAGTGGTAGCCAGCTTCAACTGCCCACTACAGGAGGAAAATAAGATGGCAACTCCCAGCATCATGGACAGACTTAATAGTCTATTAAACGATCCCAATAGCGCGGCGATGCTGGGACTGGCCGCTGGTATGGGCCAAGCATCCGGACCCCATTCCATGACCCCGGTCAGTTTGGGCCAAGTGCTTGCTTCAGGGCTACAGGGTGCGCAGGCCATGCGCGGATCATCCCTCTCGAATGCCATGCAAGCCGCTGTGCTGCCTTTTACAAAACTTAAAACAGCGGCAGCGGTTAATTATCTTACGACTCCGCATAACGCGCCGTCTCCACATAATCCACAAGTTGTGCCTCAACCGCTAGCAGGTGCACCTGTTGCACCTATGACTCAACCGAAT